CTCAACACGAGCAAGACAAACGCGCTCTCGGGCATCGATGGGGTCGCTGGCATTTCGACAAACCGCTCTAACGGTGGATTCGGAACCGGCTGGTTTCCCGTGGTGCCGAGTTCGTGCACCAACCCGCCGGGGATCGCGAGCGCGTATGGCTTCACGCTCGACATTTGCGCCTACCGCCCGATGATTTGGGACCTCATGTCCATCGTGTGGGTCGCAGCGGCGCTGATCGGGTGCGCCTGGATCATGTACGACACGTTGTCGAAAGGGGGCTGATATGCCGTTGCTGGGTGCATTGTTCGTAACGCTGTTCGGGGGGCTGGCGAGTTGGCTCGCGCAGTGGCTCACGCGAAAGGTTGCGGTCATCGCGGCCGGTGTCGCCATGTTGAGCGTGATCATTGGGGGCCTCTACGCGGCTGTCTCCGTGGTAATTACGCCGCTGGCACAGAAGCTGTTCACGACGAGCTACGGCAGTGTCATGAGCATGGCGTTTCCTCCGGTGTCGGGAGACTGCATCGCGGCGGTAGGCTTGACCTGGGTCGCCTGCGCGATCTATCGCTGGCAGCGGGCCGCGTTGTCGATTGCGGTGCAAGCCTGATGCCGAATTACAGCGTCGAGGGCAAGCTCGGTACGGGCAAAGGCAAGTTCTGCGTGTATCGCCTGCAGGAGGCGGCGCGCGATGGGCGCAAGATCGCCGGCAACATGGATATCGTTGTCGAGAAGCTCACGCCTGAGCGCGTGACGCGCTATGTGCGCATCCCCGACAAGCCGACAGTTCGCGACCTCGAGGCGCTCGGGCACGGCAACCCGGATAGCTGCGATGAGGAACGCAACGGCGTGCTGGTGCTTGACGAGCTCGGCACGTGGCTCAACTCGCGGGGCTTTCAGGACAAGGAACGTGCCGGCGTTCTCGACTGGTTGATCCACGCGCGCAAGCACGGTTGGGACGTCTACATGCAAGTGCAGTCGAGCGAGATGATCGACAAGCAGGCGCGCGTCGGGCTGATCGAGTTCGCTTGCGTCTGCCGGCGCATGGACAAGATCCGAATCCCGATCATCGGCGGCTTGCTCGGCCTGGTGCACCCGCGTCTCGGGCGCTTGCCTCGCTGGCATCGCGTGACCTCACGCATGGTGCTCGACGCCGGCCAGCACATCGTTGCCGAGCGGTGGAACTTCCGGGGCACCGAACTGCATTCGGCGTATGACACGCGGCAGGTTTTCCGCTCCGACTACCCGCATGGCGCGCATTCCGTACTCCCTCCCTGGGACTGGAAACCGCCACTCTCGTTCTGGGCCAGAGTGCGTGCACGAGCGCAGGCGATGCGGCCGGCTGCGGGCACGCGCAGCGGGCGCGCACCGTCCGAGAAGCCGAAGGTCGTGCAGATGCTCATGGGGCTGCCTCCCGATGAGCGCCTGCGCCACACGCAGCGCTTGGTGTCGCTCGGGCTGATCTAGCGGGGACCGGGGCGGGAGCCCCAAGTGCGCGGAGCGCCCACGGTCTGGTCAGCCAGCGGCAGCGATGGTGGCCTGAGCCCGGTGCGCGTTCGCGGCCTGGGCCATCATGGTTCGCATTTGGTGCAACCGCGCCATGCAAAGCCGGCCGACCGACGCCGGGCGCAAAGCCTTCCAGATGCGCGACAATGTATAGACTGTCCGTTGGAAGGTTGTAAGTGCCTCAGTGCCGGAAGTCGCTCCCGCGTCCGTCCCCTGGGCGTCGTCCATCGTAATCGTGCTCAGGGCCGCGACGACGCCAAGCGCCCAGCACGCGAAAAGCGCCCGTTTGAGCATCCCTGCTCGCGAGGCATTTTTGGGGTTCTCGATGATCGCAATCGCGACCCACTCCCGCGTCTCATCCCCAGGTAGTTGAAGCACATCGCAGAGCGCGGCGACGGTCTCCGGACTGATCGCGCGCCGGCCTCTGCGCATCGCGTTCATGTCCTGCGGGACGATGCCGATCCGTCGCGCTAGCTCGGCGTCGCTGTGCACTTTTGCACGAGCCATGTCAAGTAGTGTTTCTAGGGACTTCATCTAAGCACCTTTCCTTACGTAGACTCGCGCCCCATAAGGAATTTTCCTTATGAACCCAGCGAGGTCTACATGAGCATGAATGCTACCCCGACGGTCGTGACGATTTCCGGCCGAATTTCCAACGTTGACGCATATCCGAAGGTCAAACCGCGCCGCTGGACCACCCTGGTCCGCATGAAGGCGGCGAGCGAGTACGACACGCCGGCTACGGTCGAGGTCGTTTCCGAACGCTCGCTCGGTGGGGAAGGGGAGGTCATCAGCGTTGAGTGCGCCGTGACCGGCCGCTATCGCTCGTATGAAGTGACCGACAAGCAGACCGGCGAGGTCCGCGTCGTCCGCACCGCGGACAACATCCTCACGGCAGCTTGACCGTGAGCGGCTCGTTCCAGGGCTTCGAGGTCGAAACCGGCCACGACGACAAGTCGTGGTACTGGGACGAGCACGGCGACCACGCACGCGAGCAGAAGTTTGCGTCGTGGCGCGAGCAGCAGGCGCTCGAAACCCGCGAGGCCATCCCGATCAACGATGCGTACATCGCGTCCCTTGAGTGGGATGCCGAGATGGACCGCATGCGCACGCGCACCGATTGGTCCGTGGTCGCTCAGTTCGAGGACGCGGCGCGTGTTGCGTTTGAACAGGTCGAGGCCGAAGCGCGCAACGGTGCGAGTCGGGATGGCCTTGTCTCAGTTCTATCAACGGGAAAACGGGCGAAACGTGTACCCCGTTGCGACCGCAAGCCGGCTGCGGCGATCGCGTCAGCGAGCACGCAGGCCGCCGTTCAGGCGGCAGGCGCATTCATCGCAGGCGGTGCCGAAGCGCGCATGGCCAAGCTTCGGATGGCTGTCGGGTTTGCTGCTCGTGTTCACTGCGCACCCAGGAAGGGCCATAGGCCCTTCGAGGTGCGCATGCTGACGCTGACCTATCGAGACGCGAAGGCATGGCGTCCGAATCAGATCAAGGAATTGATGCGCCATGTGCGCATGTGGCACGAGCGGAACGGCATGAAGTGCCGCTATGTGTGGGTGGCCGAACTGCAGGACGGCAAGCGCCGTCGCGATGGTGTCGGCCGCGACGCCGTGCATTACCACGTAGCGTTGTGGGTGCCGGTGGGCGCACCGCTCATGCCGATGCCTGACAAGCAAGGGTGGTGGGCGCATGGGTGGTCCCGCATCGAGTCAGCGAAGCACGCTGTCTCGTACCTCATGCACTACCTCAAGAAGTCCAACTCCAAACACTTTGGGAGCTTTCCCGATGGCTGTCGTCTCTACTCCGTGGGCGGCTTGGAGCATGCTGATCGGCGTGCTCGTCGCTGGCTTCGTCTGCCTGCGTTCGTGCAGGGTAATTCTTCGATCTTCGACAACTGGACTCGGAAGGTTGGGGGAGGGTGGGTCTCCCCTGATGGTGAGTGGTTCCCCTCCGAGTTTCGGCGCGTCTCGATTGGCGGGTGCGCCGCGCTCCAGCGAATGCATACCCATCCGCGCACCATTGACGCGAGCGGACCTTTCAACTGGATCGATTCGCGCGAGGTCGTGCAATGAACGCGCGTGATCGCCTGCTCTGGCTGATCCTGTCAGCGGCGGCGCTCGCCGGCTGCACGTCGATGCAGCGTGCGTGGTATCGCTGCGATGCACGGGACGGCATCTTTCGAGGCTGGGACTACAAGTCCGAGTGCGACCGGCTGGAACGGTCGGCGCGAGGGGTACAGCGTGAACTGGTCTGACGCGGCGCAGGTGCAGCAGGCCGTGATCGTGCTGCTGCTCGTTGTCATCTTCGCGATGGGCTATCGCGCAGGGGACAAGCGATGA